CAAGATTTTACACTGGGTTTGAGGCCCAGCGAAACCACCCCATTGGGGTAAAGGTGAATGATTAATTCACCGGATACTCGGATGTCTCACACACCTCATGATAGAAGTGTGCGGTCAAGCGAGGCACTGCGTTATGTCGAACTGGAGAGAGGCGAAGCCTCTTGTCCCCTTTCACAAAACGGGAAGTTTGAACGCTACTAGGCAATCGGCCGTATTTCCCTCGGCGAAGTTCGCCGACGGTTTTATGGCCAAGGGCTTTGTAGAATTCATCCTCTAAAGCTTCCTGAAAGGTTAATCCAGAACGATCCCATGTGGTGTTTAACCAATGGAGATAACCGCCGCGATGTGTATCCTTCGAAACAGTCTCCTCACGGATTCTGTCTTCTGGTACATCATAGCTAACAAGTTGGTACTTGAATGCGGTATCAACACCACCCCAAAGATTCGAAGGGACCATGGCTTTAAGCCACAACCAAATGCTCTCTACCTCCGGATCCAGGATAGAAGTACCCTGGATCTCGGCCCATTTACGCAACGAATTCGCTGCATGGATGATGCCAGGTAAAGAGTCAATTGGTTCCTTCAAATAGAAAGGAGTTATATCTAAGCCCAGGTGGTAATGACCCCCACAACTTTCCCTAAACGGCCCTTCATAGAACGATTTCTCGGAATTAACCGCGAAACCGAACCATTGGAGAGTCCAGGTAAGGCTGTGAGCCATGTCCGAAGGACATATAATGTCATCGCCATAGACAGAGATACGACCACGTGTTCCAGTAAAGAAGGCAGTGGCCTTTGCGATCGTGAAGAAGAGAAGACTCTCCAACTCGAACGTAAAGCCATTGCCCATCGACGAGAACATATGGTTCCGATGTTCCTCACCATCAATGATGGTAACTTGACTCCTCAAAGCGTCAAGGAGGGTGAACCAGCTCTCTGGAAGAAACTGAGCTACAAGCTCATACGTCACCGAGTCGGACGCACTGGACAAGTCCAATGTAGCTAACTTATTAGTGATGCTTCCTTCAAGAGCCAATGATCGGTTTATTGACTGATCATTGAGGTTTATGCCGTTTCGTAATAGGCACATACGAATATGTGATCCTATTCCCTTCTGCATGAACATGTTCAGATCGGGCTCCTTACAGGCGCAACGATCTATATCGGTTTTCTTGGGCACAGTGAACATCACATTGCCAGAAACCACCTCGTGAGAGATGGCATCCTGTTCTGCAAGCCAACCAGGCATCTCAGGAGATACAATCTCCCAGATTTCCAGTGCGCGAGCAGTGACATGTGCTTTCCCGAGGTACTTAGATGCCGGATGGCTCTTAGTACGGGTCCGACTGGTCGACGCACCACCACTGAAGGTTCCGATGAGGGCCTCCATCGGCGGCGTTTCGCCTATGATGTCGCGTATGAAGTCACGACAAAAGTCAGTGAAGCTACCGAAGGGCACCCGAGGTAGAATATTATATTCCTCAGGGGTTATTAAAAGCCTATCATTGGTGGCTTCATTCTCCATTTCCGTACAAAGCCATTTGAAAATGGCTCTGTTCCTGCGTTCTAAAGCAGGGCGGGTATCAGGAGAAACGTACTTAGAGAGAATTTCCGACTTCAGATAATCCGTTTTCACGGACGGCCTGAGGTCTTGGATTCTCTGTACGAACTGACTGGTTAAGTCGGTCGGGATATCCATTGCGCTGAGTGACCTCAACGCGGGACGGTTCTTCGCCATTTGGTGCTCCATTAATGACATACGGACCCCTACTAGGGAACGTAAAGAAGAAAGCAAGGAGCAATACAACAAATGTAGCCAATACCATAGCCACAAGTGCGATTGCTGCAATGCTCGATCGTGCGAACACGCTCTTAGTAGAGCGAGTCGAGATTCGTGATCATGGCTGCCCCATACGGCGAACTGAACCAGTTCGCCAGAAGGAGCATCACATGCTCACGCTCGACAGTGCTCGAGGTCTCGTCGAAACCGAAACTCAGGTCGGCATAGCCGGTCCGAACCACGGTGGGTCGCGAGATACCATTCACGATCACGTCCTGGACGATCGGGACCGCGACCTTCACGCTCACCTTCCGACGACCAGCGGTCGTGCGGGTGGATTGCATGGAGATACGCGTATCAGCGATCGGAACCCCGGTTCCGTGAACCAGCGTCGCGACACCATCCTTGATGTCACGGGGCGTGAAGTTGACCGGAAGGCCAAGCGTGCCATTGATGGCAACGGGAGCAAACTGCATAGGGATAAATTCCTTGTAGAACTAGTTGTATAGCTAGTTCATCAGCCGACGAAGTCGGTTGAGCATGATGCTCATGGTTGTGACTGGACAAATACCCAATCGGTCAGTACAACGGATGTTGTACCGGGCAGTCTTACTGCCGAAGGAGTGCCAACGCGTTAAGGATACGATTTACCTTAGGCGAGTCATCCTTATTCGAGAAGAAAGCACCGTTACCGGCGTAGAACTCTGGCCAAGGAAAGGCTTCGAGTTTCCAACGCTGGAAGTCGGTGTTAGTCCACGAACAATAACCCTGCTGGTGTACAGACTGTTGGGAATAGTCAGTTTGCCCATCACGAATAGATCCTTGAGAGGATCCTTTCGCTGTGACGGTATGACGCTTCCTTATGTTCTTGTACCCACCATTAAACGCAAGACCAGCCGATGCTGTCAGCGCTTCAAGCGTGTTGCCAACCGGCATTACCCAGTCAACAACAAAGCTGAAAGGAACGAGTTCCCAAGCAACTGAAGCAGGGTTGATCAAACCCCAATTGTTAATCCCGTACAGGCGTTCTCGAATAATGGTGGCCTTGAGCACAACTTTTACGCTGCTCTCAGAGACCATTTCATAATCGAGACCGTTCTGTTTCCACTTGCGTGAACGAGAACTCTTATTAAAGCCAGAGGCTTCAATCTTTGTCCCCTCGAGAAACTTCTTGTGGACCTGTTTCTGCAATCCAGCTAAATCAGACATGAGTGGTTTCCACCCATACTGAAGTTGCAACCATGCATTGGCAGGCGAAGTCCCAGAGACGATGTCATCCCTCGTAATGCCTAGATGTTTAGCGGCTAGCTTAAAATTTCCGTGTTTAGCGGAAAGAATGGCACTAGCCAACTTCTGAGCGGTTCCGAGGAACATGTCAACGACCTGGGGAGATTCCCCTAACGCGGCACCGAAAGACTGCTGTTCAGGACTAAGCTCGGAAAGAGCCTTCGTTATGGCAGCATGTTCATCGTTACCAGCATTAGGAAACTCACCTGGAATCGTCCAGAGAGCTGCACCGGGGTATATCGAATACTCGTCGACCAAATCCCAAAAGGGAGTAGTCGAACGAACACCATTACTATCTTTTAGATAGTACTGTTCCGATGTAATCCGAGGCATATCTACTGTCATGCGCCCTATCTCACGAAGGTAAGTAGTGGCGTCAACCCGATTACCATGAACGACGGGATGGCGAAGATCGACAAAAGTCGGTTCGTAGCCAGTGACCCTACGCTCATTTACGTAATTGCCTGGCGAACCAAACCCAGTCCTACGCGAGTAGAACGGAGTGCGGTACGTTGCGCTACCGGGAATGACAGAACTCCTAACGTCTAAGCAAGTCCGCCTATGGCGAACTGACTGGTTACGGATATGGCGTGGAATTTAACCACTAACCAAATCTGACATAGTCAGACCCGACCCCCTTACGGGGGTC